CACCGCCACCAAGAAACACGTTTAAAATCTTCTTCCGTGGATATACCACAATTTCAGTGACTATGCACCCTTTTGGCGTTGGCCACAACTGCATGGTGCCTTTGTATATACCTTCGGCCACGTCAATGAAGTCGTGAGTGCCGCCTGAGTAACCCAAGGCAGCTTCAATCCAAGTCCTGCAACGCTCTAGTTCGCTATCCATGCAACCTCGTAATTGCTATTGTTGATGACGGCGCGGCAGGCGCAAACGCAGTTGCGGCTGTTGCGTCGAGAAAACCGCTGGTGCTATCCACAGCCCACATTACCTCTAAGTAATCTCCAGCGTTAAGATCAAATATTGATGAGCGAGAAACAACCAGCGTTGCCCCGTTTTGGTGTAACGCATTCTTCATTGTTGACCCGGTAACGTCTGATCCATTAACCCGTGGCCAAAACCAGAAGTTTACTGTCGAAGCAGATGTTGATGAAATCTGTGCTGAGAAGCTAATCATGTATTCGCCAGCTTCATCAAAAACTATGCGAGATGCTGGAGTGCCATTAGCAATACCGGACGAAATCTCAGCGGTGTACGTTAAAGCGTACGCCGTATTAATAACCGCCGCAGTTTGATCCACCGTAATGCCGCCAGAATACTGGCCGTCTTCAAGCACAATCTGAACCCAAGCACCATTTTTGCTTACGACCGGATACAGGTTTTCCCTGTCCCACATAATCGTGCCATCGTCTGCCGCACTCTCACCGCCAGTTTGCTGAACCAGCGCAGAGCGAGTTTGAGACAGGTACGACATAAGGCGTCGGCCCCAAGTCTGCCAATCCTTATCCTGCGGCTCTGGTGGACGGTTCTGCTGGGTCATCTACGACCGCCGCCAACAGCGTCAAGCCGATTAATGCCTACGCGCCAATCAGCCAAGCGCTCACCTTCAACACGCATTCGAACCTGACGCCCAGTAAATCTGACCGATGTTGGGTTGCTCATAGAATACGGGCCGTATGACCGTTCCGTGCCGTTTGGATAAAAGCGCGTCTTAAAGATAGCATTCACGTCGCCTTGCGATTTTTCATCCGGCAACAATTCAGTCACGCTCATAACTTGGTCGCCGGTGCCAATGCGGAACGGCCCAGTTTCAGCAAACGGCGTCAACGTGCCGTAGTCAAAGCCAATCTCATGCTCATATATCTTATAGTCTGCCGGGTCAGCCATCATGGGCTGGCGGAACGCGCCACGGTCAATGCCAGCCGTGCGAGCCAAATTGCCAATCATCCAAGTGTTTTCTGTGTAGTTATATGTGACGTAGCGGTCATTCTCAGTTGACGCCGCACTTGGGTAAAACCAAGTTACCTCGCCAAACATTGAGTTTGACATGCCAAACGCCTTGCTGACCTGACCTTTGTTGATGTCATTAAACACATAGTCAGCCACGTCGCACGGCAGCTCTTGCACAGCGCCACCTTGATATGTGTAGAACGAATTAACGCCCATCCAGAATGCGCCAGCGTCAACGACAACGGCAGCTTGCTTTGCAGCTAATCCGCATGACGTGCCAACACGCTCAATGCCGTAAACGTAGGGTGGGCCAATGTAGTTGGCAACGTGGGCGTCGCGCGTTGTTAAAAGCAAAGTCTGGCCGCGAACGGTCATGCCTTTCATCAGCGCGCCGGACGTGTTTAGCTCAAGATCACCGGCTTCGTTTGTAGCGGCTGGCGTCCATAGATTATTATTTTCTCTGTCTGACCATTGTACCTTGCGAGGATTGCCGCCAGCGCCAAGCGCAAACAGGAAGCGCTCTTCAGTTACAACGCAGCCAAGATTGTTAACTGGAGCGTTAGACAGAACTGCCGCGACCACTGCTGTGTTGAGTTGCCACTCGTAAATCTTGCCGTCGTCTTCGTTGCAGGCCAGAAGATACTCGCCCCATGATTCTAAATCCCAGCTTGTAGCTGGCTGAATGCGAACTGTGTCAGGCCGGGCAATGCCGTAGCCATAACTGCCGTATGTGCCGCCGCCAAAGCCAGTAAACGAAATGGCGTCTTCTCTACCAGCGGTTAAACCGGCAGGAGTAATATCATAGCGCACACCGGGTGCGGTCCAAATGTAAAGTTTGTCGTATGTACCTGAAGAAATCCAGCGCACGTCGTCATTGGCTACCCAAGTCAACATGCCGCGAAGAGTTGCGTTGGCCGCTGTTGATGAACGTAAACGCCAACCGCCGATTGGGCGCATAACGCCGTCGCCCCAGCGGATTAAGCTCGCATCATGCCAGCGACCCATGCTTTGCAAGTCCGTCCCGTTTTTGTAGACGCCAGCGGGAATGTTCAGATCAATTAAAGCCATTGTCGCCTCTCACAGTATGCGCTTGGTTTAATGTAACACAAAGTATGGCATAATAACAACGCTGCCAACTATAGTTGCCACCGCATCCCATTTGTCAGGAGTGCCGCGTCCAGTGGCGTCGTAGATTTCTTTCCCCACAGCAGCCAAGCAGCATGCAAGAAACCCCCAGAGCGGGGTTGAATACAAAGTGACGGAAGCAGCTATTGCCGCCCCCGCCAAGAAATGCGCCTGTTTATCAATGGGCAGTTTCATCGTCACCTTCCGCTGGAGCTTCAAGCGAGCTTGCAAGCATTCCGACAAAAGCCTCACGGCCCACGTTAAGCTGATCCAAGTTAAACTGTGCGGAACCCAGCTTACGATCTAAATCGCTTACATGGTTTAGCATAGTCTTCTGTGCATCAGTAAAATCATCTACGTTATATTCAATGTCGTTGACAGTAATGAGGTTCTTTTTATCTTTACCCATGACAGTCTCCTTTTAGGTTATGGTTTAGTGGGCCAAGTAATGTCTGCTGGGAAACCCGCCTGCTGTGGCACACCCAGTAGGTCAGTCCTGTACTGTGACCACTCAGCCTGTTTGTCAGACGTAAGGTCAGCCCAGCGAAGTGGGTTAGACACCAGTGGGTCAACGACTGTCGCTAGGATGTTGTCACGCTCACTGCGTACCTGTGCTGCTGTAGATGCGTCTAGCTCTGCTTGAGTAGGTGCAACGTAAGCTGCGAAGTCTGTACCAATCAAAGCCATTACTTCATCGTTGTCGATAGTTGTGTCTGTGTCAGCAGGGTCAAGAGTGTAAGGTATCCAGCCAAACTTGGGGTGGTTAATCTCAACATCCATGCGAAGGTTGTCGGCTTGAAGTGATGCCGCATTGCGGACTTCTGTGATTGTAATGCTCATTATGAAATCCTTACCAGTAAACCACATCGAGAAATTGTTCCAGTTCGGGTACTTGCAGACATCCAGCGCCAAGTACCCGAAAGACTTGTGTTGCCAGTGGTTGTACCTGATATATTTATGCCTACGTTGCTATTGAGAGTAACATTGTCCCCTGTAACCATCTCGTAAATACCCAAATTACTACCTGCGACAGTATCGCCTTTTGCGTGTTGAGTGCCGCTGTAACGAACCCCATTACAATAAGTCCCAACGTCACCATAGGTTGTACTACCACCAGCCCCACTCAAAATATTTACAAGGTTTCTACTGTCATCAATAACGGTAGTACCGTTTACTTTAATCGCCATCTTCGTGTTCCTTCACTATTAGCGTAGAGATTACCAAGGAAGCCCAGCGGTAGTCGTTGGGTTCAACTCAGCGTTGATCTGATCCGTAATGCTTGCTTCAACGTCAGCACGGACGACTGTATCCCAGACCCAACCCAGAACTGTGTCTTGAGTTAAGCTATCGAATGCAATGAAGTCAGATGCAGATGCGTCAGGTGTGCATGAGGTTGTGCCGTATGAGCCAGCCGAAGCCTCCCCATCCACGCCATCGCAGCGCCAGTGGACTACTGTCACACCGCCGTCTGCTGTTGTGCGCTTAAGGTTAGCTACAGACCATGTAAATGTTACAGCCATAATTATTCTCCTAGTTTGGATTTGAGTTCGTCAATCTGAAGCTGCTGCTCTTTGATTGCTTCGATAAGAACAGCGACCATGTTGCCGTACTTCACTGACTTAATGCCTTCGTCGTTAGTGCTGACTACATCAGGTAGAACTGCTTCCACCTCCTGAGCGATTACACCGACCTCTGAGTTGCCACTCTCTAGCCAATCGAATGAGACACCACGAAGGGACTTAACGGCATCCAGAGAGCCTGTGAGCGTCTCTACGTTGGTCTTGAGTGTGGCGTCTGAGGTGGTGTTGAAGTTGGCTGCGTTTACTGTGCCTGAGAAGTGGGCGTCGGTGAAACGAGCAGATGCACCGCCAAGAGAAATACCAGCGTCACGCTGTGCATTCGTTGATGTGTTCCACGGGATAATACTGTTAAAAGTATCGCTTGCAGAAAGACCTGTGTCGCCTTGACCTATGTGTATCCGACCAGAACCAGTCCCAATACTACCTACAGATGTGCCGCTTTTGTAGAACCCTGCAATACTGCCATCCGATGTGAGGCGAGATAAGTTCAATGCTTGACCGCCGTCTACTGTCGCAAATATTGAGCCATTAGGAAAATGTGCTGAACCAGAACTTGTTGTAAAGCCAGAAGAACTGGTGCGACCCACCAGCAAGTTACCGCTGCTGTCCAGCCTAGCGGCTTCTGAGCCGCCATTAGTGTGGAACGTCATAGCGTTAGATGCGTGCTGATAGTTTAACTGACCTGTTGTGGTGCTATCTGTATCTGCAAAGAATATTGCGCTGTTGGACGCATTGTCAGCGTAGATAGTGATACCTTCAGAACCAGAGCCAGAGCCGACTACAAGGTTGTTTGCACC